TCAGGCCTCCTCAACGTCGTGATACTCTTCGCACGCCTGCAGCGTGTTCTGGATCAGGGTGGCGACGGTCATCGGGCCAACGCCGCCGGGAACCGGGGTGATGTAGGACGCGCGTTCGGCGGCATCTTCATACACCACGTCGCCGACCACTTTGCCGCTTTCCAGACGGTTGATGCCGACATCGACCACAATCGCCCCTTCTTTAATCCACTCGCCAGGAATAAAGCCCGGTTTGCCCACCGCGACGATCAGCAGGTCGGCGTTTTCGACATGATGGCGCAGGTTTTTTGTAAAGCGGTGGGTGACGGTGGTGGTGCAGCCGGCCAGCAGCAGCTCCATGCTCATCGGGCGACCGACGATATTGGAAGCGCCAATGACCACCGCATTGAGGCCGTAGGTGTCGATATTGTAGCGTTCCAGCAAGGTCACGATACCGCGCGGAGTGCACGGACGCAGGCGCGGCGCGCGCTGGCACAGGCGGCCAACGTTGTAAGGATGGAAGCCGTCGACGTCTTTATCCGGCGCGATGCGCTCGAGAACTTTGACGTTATCGATCCCTGCCGGCAGGGGCAGCTGAACCAGAATACCGTCGATGGTCTTATCGGCATTCAGAGTGTCGATAAGCTCCAGCAGCTCGGCTTCGCTGGTGGTTTCCGGGAGATCGTAAGAGCGGGAGACGAAGCCCACTTCTTCACATGCTTTGCGCTTGCTGCCGACATAAATCTGCGAGGCCGGGTTGCTGCCGACCAGCACGACGGCCAGCCCAGGGGCGCGTTTTCCGGCCGCAACGCGAGCCTTCACTTTTTCCGCAACCTCAGAGCGTACCTGCTGCGCAATCGTTTTACCGTCAATAATTTTTGCTGCCATCAGAGAGAGGATTCCATCTGTATCTTTACGAAAGGGGGATGAGGATATTTTGTCAGAAGCGGGCCTCGCTGTCAGTCCTCGTTTGCTGTTTTATCCTGTCTGAGGCTAATTTAGCCTGTTATGACCATGGTTATTACATGGTTATTGGTGCGTTGCGCCTGGCCACTGAGTCGATTTACGCGCGCATTAGCCCCGGCGGTATGCTTCTTGTACAGTTGGTGGGGGATATTTCGCCAGCGTCGTATAAGCCCCGCAGTTTCCTGGCAAAATGGATTGACTCGACCGACGTGGACCGTATAATTCCACGCGTTTCACTCCGCGAAGCACTTGCTTCTCAGGGCGCCCTTAGCTCAGCTGGATAGAGCAACGGCCTTCTAAGCCGTAGGTCACAGGTTCGAATCCTGTAGGGCGTGCCATTAAGAAACAATAACTTACGCCAGTTTTAAACCAGCCTGATTTCCTCCTTGTGTCGTATTTGTGTCGCTAGCGCCAAAAATGGCGTCAATTTTCCGTGCGTGTTCGGTCAGGTGGTTCGGCGCCAGGTGAGCATAACGACGTACCATCTCGATACTCTCCCATCCTCCCATTTCCTGCAAAACAGAAAGCGGTACGCCGGACTGAATAAGCCAGCTCGCCCAGGTGTGCCGGAGGTCGTGAAAACGGAAATTCTCGATCCCCGCTTTTTTCAACCCGGCTCGCCAGGCATTATTGTCATCCACCCGCATTTTTCTAACCGCGGGCGTCAGCGTTCCATCAGGGCGATGTTTTGCCGTGGTGTGAACGAACACCCAGCGTGAGTGCTTCCCTATCTGATCCCTTAATACCCTGCATGCGGTATCATTCAGAGCTACGCCAATCGCCTTGCCCGCTTTTGCGTTCTCCGGATTTACCCATGCAACCTTTCTCTGCATATCGACCTGCTGCCACTCAAGCCCGATGATGTTTGAGCGGCGCAGGCCGGTTGCCAGTGCAAATATCACCACTGGTTTAATACTCTCCGGCATGCACTCGATCAGCCGCTCAGCTTCTTCTCTGGTCAGCCACCGTATCCGCTTACTGATCGGCTTGCGGGTTTTGATAACAGGAGCTGTTTTTATCCAGCCCCAGTCATTCGCCGCGGCCCTGAGAAGGGATCGAATGAAGGAAAGGTGTTGCGCCTTTGTCGCCTGCGAAACCTGCCGTGGTTTGTATTCCGGAACAGGCTTACCTTTCCTCAGCGCGGCATCACGCTTACTCTCCCACACCTGCAGGTGTTTACGGTTGATCATCCCGTTAACGGCTTCATGAACTTCCTCCGCCGTTATCTTCGAGACATCACGGCCGGAAAAATGCTGCAGCCAAAACTCAATTTTGGTTTTGTCATCATCCAGCGATCGCTTATGGTCCTTTTCCCGCAGCCACCGGATGCAGCACTCTTCGAAGGTTCTGACGGGCAGGTCGCCGATCTGGTCAACCCGCCACGCTTCCGCCTTCAGCTTGTCGTGGAGCTCCTGAGCCTGCTTTTTGTCCCCCGTGCCAAGAGATCGCCTAACTCTTTTTCCTGACGGCGTAAAGAAATGACAGTGCCACACGCCGCCCCTGAGGGTGATTGACATAAAACTTCTCCTTTATGTTCACCCGCGTTCGCGATGACAGGATCGCGCGGGGTTTTCAAATATGCAATACACGCCGCCTCGGTCGTTCTGTACTTGTTGCCGACCTTGCGGCCGGCGAGCTCCCCAGACTCAATCAGGCGGTAGATCACCCGCGCCGACACGATGAGCAAATCGGCGGCCTGCTGTGCTGTTATCGGTTTGTCAGATGCCATATCACCTCCGATGCTTACCGCGTTCTTTCACTGGATCCCCCTCTGTTTGCGCATTAGCTCAAACTCTTCAAGAACCTTTTCCTTTGCTTTCTGGTAAGCCTCTGAAGCCGCTTCTTCTGTATCGTAATCGCCAAGATAGATGCCTTTATAATTAACAGTTATCCTTGCTGACCACCTACCTGATGGACGTTTAGTTACACCAACAAATCGAGATTTGCTTCCCTTCACTTTCCTTCTGTTCAACTGCTGTTCAGATGGTGTGGCCCAACGACAATTTTCCGGTGAATACCCCTTGTCGTTATCGATGCGGTCCAGCGTAAACCCATCAGGACGAGAGCCCATATCAGCGTAAAACGAGCTGAAGTCATGCCATTGATGGCACACTGTTATTCCTCGCCCGCCATAATCCTTGTATCTCTTATCGTTAGGGTTTTCGCATCTCTGTATCATGAGATCCCAAATTTTATATTCTGAAGAACTCGACAAACCGTGAGTCTTTTTTGCTTCAACCTTCAAGCACCCACATGATTTTGTGTGACCACTTTTAACGTAAGAAAGGCGAATAATTTTAGTTCTACCGCAATCACAGTAAAATTTACCCTTATAAACCCCTTTTTCATCTTTGGTGAAAGGCTCAATTAGCGTGAGCATGCCCACCTTTTCGCCAACATCAAATTTCACGCGCATATCATTTGCCCTCCTGTTTCAACCGTAGTTCGATATCACTGGCGCAACTAACGCAGCGCTGGCAGCCCGCCACCAGTTCCCGGCGCCGCTCGGGTATCTCTTCCCCGCAGTCGCGGCAGTGAGTAGCTGAAATAGCGTTGTGATTGATGCGCATGTTCTGGATGGTCATTTCCAGCCGGCGCTCTGCCAGCTCGTTGGCCTGATCGATGAGTTCTGCGCTCATGCTGCACCGCCTTCGCTTTTTTCCGCTTCAACCGCCATCTGCTCAAGCTTTCGTGAAAGCTCGGCAGACAGTGCCTGGAACTCTTCCTCTGTCGCTACCGGGATCGGCACAAAACGGATGCCGATATGAGCGAGGCCATGTGCGGCCTCAAGGCATTTCCTTAAATCAACGGGAGAGGCTTTGTTCATGCTGCACCTGCCTTGTCTTCATCCATTTTCCAGGCCGTGGCGAGAGCGCCAGCCACCTGGTGGAAGCTATGTTTTACTGCCACCTTCCCATGGTCGCCGGTTGGCGAAACCAGTTCGATTGTGGTCAGCTCCCCGCCGCTTTCAGCGTCCGGGTAAAACTGGGCTACGTCGTTGGTTTCGACGATTACAGACCCGGATGGGGTATACATTTTCAGCTTCATGATTCCACTCCATACCGCCCATTCATGCGGCCAATAACACTGACAAATTTCACCAGGCTGACACCCATCGGCTTTACCTTCTCGTAGTGCTTGCGAAGGATGGGGGGGCATACAGCGTTCCACTTCGGTTTAGGCTTTACGCTCATCGCTTTGGTTATCTCTTCTGCGCAGCGACGAGCCTGGGCGCGGAGGATGTTTTCCTGTTCTTCTGGCGTCATGCTGCCTCCGTCGATTTTTTGAAGGAGTAAGCGATCCGCGCGGAAGCAATGGTTACGTAATCCGGGTTCAGGTCGATTCCGATGAAGTTAAAACCCTCCTCAATGGCAGCCCGGCCAGTACTCCCGCTTCCCATCCACGGATCAAGCACGGTTCCACCTGGAGGGGTTATTAGTCGGCAGAGATAGCTCATGAGAGCGATCGGCTTAACGGTAGGGTGGTTGTTCTTAGCGCCATTTGTACGCCCTGCACCGGCCCGCGGGTCGTTAATGCCGACGCTTCCCTCTTTGCGTCCGCCGGTCATATCGCTGGCTGATGTCGCTATGAATCGCTCGAGGCCTTCGTCGCGCTCCTTCGGTTTGACCTTCGCGCAATAGAAGAATCGTGCTGCGCTTCCCTTATCGCCATGGTGGACGGTGGCCACACGCTTGCGCATTCCAAGTACCTGACCTGTTGATGCTGCAGAAGGTTCGTTGCCGGTTACTGGTGCTGCAGCTCCAGCATTAGCAGGGAAGCAGGCGATCACCTCTTCGCTGCCGTCGTGAATAATGTTGGCCGGCCAGCGTCCTTCCGGTGCCTGCTCGTAGTCGGCAACCGGTTGGGTACCGTCACGCTGATGCGAAAGCAGGCCGCCAGTGCCTCCATTAAGCGCCTCATCGGTCGGTATCCGGCAGGCGTCGATGTTAATTGCTCCGGTACCGTGCTCGTTCATGTTGGCGGACACGGTTTGCTTGAATGGCTTTCGAGCCATTACGATCGGTTCATGCGCAGGCTTCAGCGCCGTTCCCCAGCCATCAAAATCACCATCGAGGTTGTGTGACTTAGGGAATCCGCTACCGTAAATCCATAGGATTTGGTCCCTGATTTCGAAGCCAGCATCCTCAGCGTTAACGACAAGTCGGTGATAGGTCCGTGATCCGCCAAACGCCAGCAGGTGTCCACCAGGTTTGAGAACGCGCAGACATTCCCGCCACTGGTCGACGGTCGGGACGTCGTAATCCCATTTGTGGTTCATGAAGCTCAGCCCATATGGAGGATCTGTAACGATGGCATCGACTGAGTTATCCGGCAGCGTCTTGAGAACTTCTTCACAGCGTCCGACATGTAATTGATATGTCATTGCGCACCTCTTTTCATTTCTGCCTTTCTCATGCGGCTTAAAGTCCTGGATACCGCTGCAACGCTTCGGCCCATCTTCATGGCGATGCTTTTATGAGACTCGCCGGCAGCGCGCAGTTCAGCGGCGATCTGCTTCTCTTCTGGCTTCCATGGCTTGTAGACAAACGCTGTGCTGATGGAATAGCTCTGTGCCAGTCGGTAGAAGTTCGCCTGGCTGATCCCCAGCGCATCCGCTGCGCGACAGGCAGGCATGGTTCCGGCGACGGCGCGGAATTGCTCTGGTGTGATGCTCTGCTTATTCATTGTGCCTCCCGTGGTAACCGGTAAATTGCGTTATCTACTTAATAATCAGAGACGGCTTACCGAGCTTTATTTGCGCACCTGGCACATCTAACCCGGCCTCGATCTGATGCTTAATGGCCAGCTTGTCAGGCTTGATATTCGTCTCGTATTCGACGAATTGAGGAGGCAAAATGCTGGCGTCCGTAATCTCTACTGATTTAGATGGCGCCCTGACTGTAACCTGATGAATTCCAGCTTTAAGTGATTTTTTGCCTGCCGTTTCAAGTGATTTAGCGACATAATCCTTCATGCTTGCCACTTTGCTTTCAGCTGCTTTAGCGCGTTCGGCAAGGCACTTACTCTCTTCCTTTAACGCTTCCGCATAAGCAGATTCGTTTTTGCAGATAGCAAGAATCTGTTCCACTTTTGCTTCCAGCTCCCACTCAATCCCATCCAGAGTGTCGGCTATCATTTCAGGCTCCATACCGGAGTCAGTCAGCTTGGCGAAGTCGTTGGCGATCTGATAAAGAGCTGTCATTGGGTAACCTCGTCGAATTTGGCTTTACACTTGGCGTAAACAGCCTGAACCTCTTGCTGCAGCCGCATTCCAGCAGTCATCTTGTATGCCGCCTGAAAATGGGTTTTGAGAGCATGCATGTTTGCTGCCTGCTTCATGTCTTCACATAGCGAGTGGACTGAGTTGATAAGCTCTTGCTCAGCATTTTCTTTCGACTGGATAACTTCACTTTCAGGCGTGTATTGCATAACCGGCTCGGTAAAAATGCCTTCGCTCTCGTTGAGCATGTCCACTGCATTATCGAGCCGGTCAGCGCGCGGCCAGTATTTATAGGCGCGCTTCACGATTGTCTTTCTGGCCATCTCAGACCAGAAATTGACCCATGGGCCTTTTGGTGATGTGCCGGCTTTGCTTACCTTTCTGATTTCTTCAATCTCGGCGAGGCTCATCTCTTCAGTCAGGTAGTCGCCGTCTGATGTTTTAACTGTGCAGTAGCCACCGATAACGGCTCCGCGCTCTTCAGGAGTGGCAAAAGGGTTGTATTTGTGGGCCGGAGCTTTATCGAGGCCAATGGTTTCGTATGCGTCACATGCATGAACCAGTTTGCACTGACCCCACTTAATGACCCCGGCTGATTGGGCTATATGCAAAAGGCCCATATAGCTGATATCAAGGCATACCATTCCGTCACGCGGGACGAGATAAGCCAGTTTGCTTGCAGGATTTAAGCTGATACCGACCGCAGCTACGTTAATGATTGCGTTCTGAGCGCTGACCGGGTTGCTGATTGCCATTTTTGCCAACGTGTCATTGCGCTGGAATAACTGAATCGCAAACTGGCATTCCTTTGCCCAAGTCAGGCTCTGGTCAGTAAGGGCATTGGTAAACAGCGACTCTTGCTGCTTAACGAATTGAATAAGATCGAAGCTCATGACCCCTCCTTAAAACGGGCAGCCGGTGCGGTGATCCCAGTCGTATTCCGCCTGGGCGTAAGCTACTGCCGAAATGAGATTGTTATATGCCTCGCCAACTGCATCGCTGCGGAGGCCTTCGTATGGGCTTTTGTCCATCGGCACAGAGAAGCGGAACAGGCCTGAAGGCTCTTTCGGCAGCGCGTCGATAATTTCCTGCGCCCGATCGTCAATCCACTTTTCCTTCTCTTCGGACAGCGTTTGTTCAGCCCACTTACGCTCTTCGATCACGTCATATGCGCGGTATGCGTTCATAGCTCGCTCCTGAAATTTGGTTGTAGAATCACCGGCGCGATAAAAGCCGCCTGATAGCTCAGTTAAATTCGTGCGCTGATATGCGCGGTTAATGCGTCCCGGCTGGTACCAGGTTAGGCAGCAGGTCGCGTGCCTCAAATGCTTTGCGAATGTGGCGCAGGTTGCCCTGAGGCTCGAACCAGAAGGTTTCTTTCAGGTAGTCACGTGAAACCTTCCAGGTGGCGCCAGTTTTAGCGTTCCGCATCATCACGGCGCGTCCGCTGTTAGGAATTGAGTTAGCCATTGAACACCCCCGTAACGTGCAGAATTTTGATAATCAACGCTGTCCAGATAACGCCGCAGATCAGCAGGCAGTAAATCAGTGAACGAATGCCTTGTTTGCTCATACTTCCTCCCGCGCTTTCAACATTGCATCAGCCATCAGGTAAGAAAGCTCAGCAACAATGAAACCTTCTTCACTTCTCGCAGGGTGCTCAATGCCCGCTGGATAACCTGCCAGCCAGCCCTGCATCGCTTTTGCTGCAAAGTAATCACGAACAGTCAAACCTTCGTACCCTTGCGTTGGATATGCAGGGCCGCCATTGTTTTCTTTGCTCATTTTCCACCCCAGCATGCGAAGCTAAAAAAGAGGACAGCAACCAAAAACGGAACGACCTTTAACCAAAAATTACGCCATGCAGGCTTGTCTTCTTCGCGGATCATCTCTTCACCTTTGCCTTATCGCGGCTAACGGAGCGTTGTTACCTATTACCGGCGCCAACGATGTTGTTTGGATGAGTTAATTTAAAACCATAGTTGTTTTGCAGTCAACAACAATAGTTGTTTAAATGACTATTATGGTTTTATCTGGTTGTTTTTATTGGTTATTTATTTTTGTAAAGCGTGCTGGTAAGCTCAAAAAAACATCAGATAGGGGGTGTTGGCATGCCGAACGAGGATGAGTTTTTCGCAGAGATGCACCCGCAGATAGCGCAGGTTATCGGGATAGCGGTTATGCAACTGTTGGTTGAGAAGCGCGAGCCATCAAGAGAGGCGCTGATAGAGATGATTCAGGTGTTGTGGCAGGGAGACCAGGTAGATCTGCCTGTGGAGCTGGCTCTGGACGTGCTGATGCTGAGGGAAGAGTAGGGCAATAAAAAACCGGCGCGGTGGCCGGGTTATTTAATTAAATATTTAGAAAAAACAGCTAGTAACACGGTTATCACTATAGCTGTAATGATTTTCCATGTTTGAGCATTCAACTCCTTATGTAGCTCTGTTTTTACTGACTGAATATCTTCCTTGGAAGCTAGCTTGTCTTTGATGATTGCAACATCGGTTACAAGGGTTGCGACTTTGTTTTCAAGTTCTTTCACTCTCTGAAGCATATCGTCTCCTCCGCCCCCTCCATCATCATTATTATGTGGTTGAGGGATTCGTTCTTCATCTTCAGGCCTCAGCTTGTACATCCTTGCTGTCACTATTGATCCCTCAACGTTGTTTTAACGATTACTATAGAGCAAGTCTTTTCATCAACCAAATGCTGCCTGCTTTGTTCATCTATTTCAAATAACTCCAAAGTTATGTCATATGTACCTGGGGTTGTAGGCTTAACTCCTTTTAGATGCAACTGAGTTCCAACAAGGAGACTGTTCTCATCAGGTTTTGTGAACATAAAATTTTGCGAATGATTTTCGTCATTGTTTGCGTTCGAGTCTAAAACTGAATCACCGTTATGCTTAACGTCAAGGGTAGTTACATACTCTTTTGATGAATCTAGGAAAACAGCCATAGTTATATAAAAAGACAAGGGAGAATCAAAGCTACCTACTGTTATAAGTGGCGTTGGAGCCATATAGGCTGTTATGGCAAGCCCCGCCTGGACTAGCGTGGGATAGAGGATAAGAATTTTTTCTTCAATCATGAACTGCACTCCTTGCTGTATCAACCGTGTTTTCGGTAAGTCTGCGGCATGCTGCCGATCACCTTGCCGAACACGAATACCCGGTTCATCTCGTCTTTCTCGATAGGGTCCCAGGCTGCATAGCTCTTGTTGTCTGAGATAACCAGCAGCTTGTCCTTCATCTTCTGCAGGCGCTTCACGTGAGCAGTGTCGTCGTACAGGAACGCATATATCCCGTCGCCGTCAAAGCTCTTAACGCTGATGTCGACGAACAGCAGATCACCCGGCTCAATCGTGCCGGACATGCTGTCACCCCGGACGTTGATAATCCTGATGTTCTCAGCCTTGCGTCCATCAAACATGTGGCGGGCTTCAGCTGGCTCATACTCAACAGAACGGAGAATCTCGACGAACTCCTGGTTCACGATGCCCGGTCCCGCACTGACTGCCAAATCCAAAATGTCGACCCTGAATACATCCTGGTTTGTGCGTGATGGATTTTTATCACTTTCACGATCAGCGCTCATGGCGCCAGTTCCTGAGGAAAGCCACTCAGGTCTAACCCTTAAAGCGTTAGCTATATCGAGCAATTTTGTGGTCTGAGCAGCCCTTCCAGTTTCAATCTTCTGGATCGCAGCCTGGCTGACCCCGACAGCCTCGCCCAGAGCCTTCTGGGTCATGTCTGCCGCCTTTCTGGCTTCTCTTAATCGTTCTGCAAGTGTCGTTTTCATCTTCTCAATTTACAACCGTGGTTTTATATCGGCAAACGAAAATGGTTGTTGACTAAATACAACTAAGGTTTTATTCTTTGTTTGTATTTACTACGGAGGTTGTCATGAACCCAACCATTAAAACCGCAATTAATATTGTCGGCTCTCAGAAAAAGCTTGGTGAAGCCTGCGATGTTTCACAGCAGGCGGTTTACAAGTGGCTACACAACAAGGCAAAGGTTTCGCCTGAACATGTAAACAGCATCGTAAATGCAACTAATGGGGAGGTTCAGGCGCATCAAATTAGACCAGACCTTCCAAAGCTATTCCCTTCGCCGAAGGGCGTTCCGGCCGCCTAACTGGCGGCCTTTCAATCAACACCAGAGGAATTATCACAGATGGAGAATGCAATAGCCCGAAACTTAGAGCCGCCAATCCTCAACCCAATTGAGATAGAGGGCCTTTTGTTAAACCGCCTTTTGTCCATTAGCCAGAAGACTTTTGCAGAAATGCGAGGGGTAAGCGAATCAACGATTAGTCGCCGTAAGAGTGAAGGGTACTACGCCGAGATGGCGAAAGAGATAGCAGCATTGGGCCTGCAGGTTGTTCCGCCAGAGGCGGTAGTAGTTTCCCGTCACTACCTGCAGTCAGTAGAAACGTTGGCGGATATCGGTTTGCGTGCGGAGCGGTGCCGACCTGGGCCGTTAGGGTGGGACTGATGAAGGGTAGAAAAGGCGAAAGCCGCAGTGCGCTAACACTAACGGCTTTCTACGCGAATTAACTGGATAAATTCACAGGAGTAATTATGGCAAATACTGCCGAAGTAATCAATTTCCCTGTGCCTGTCGTGGCACTACAGGAGCTGCGCGTGGCAGATCTCGATGATGGGTTTACGCGCATCGCCAATGAGCTCCTTGAAGCTGTCATGCGTGCAGGTTTGTCGCAGCATCAGCTTTTGGTGTTCATGGCTGTCATGCGCAAAACATACGGCTTCAACAAGAAATCTGACTGGGTCAGTAACGAGCAGCTCTCGGAGCTGACCGGCATTCTCCCGCATAAGTGCTCAGCTGCAAAAAGCGTCCTGGTTAAGCGGGGGATATTAACTCAAACCGGTCGCGTAATCGGGATTAATAAAGCGGTCAGCGAATGGTCATCTTTACCCGTAAAAGGTACGGAAAAAGGAGCTTACCTGAAAAAGGTAACATTACCCGAATCAGGTAAGAAAAGTTTACCCGAATCAGGTAACGCCTATTACCCGAATCAGGTAAACACAAAAGACAAACATACAAAAGACAATAAAGACAATATTAATAACCCCCCTAAATCCCCCCGGGCGGTTTCGTTCGATGCGTTAGCTGTTCAGTTGCCTGACTGGCTTTCTGCAGAAATCTGGTCGTCATGGGTGGCATATCGTCGCGACCTGAAAAAGCCGATCAAGTCTCAGCAGACGGTCACCCAGGCTATCAACCTGCTGGACCGCTGCAGACTGAACGGTTACGCGCCCGAAGAAATTATCAACCGCAGCATCGCCAATGGCTGGCAAGGCCTGTTTGAGCCAAATGGTGCCAAGCCACAACCAAGTCAACAGGTGCGAGTTGCCGAAAATTTCGCAGGGAAGGATTACGGGCAGACTGAAATCCCATCATGGGCGAGGGACTGATCATGGAACTGGAAGAAAAAATCACTGCCATTGAGCGGATGCTTGATCAGCTGAGCAAGCCACCGGAAGACATCCCGAATTGCGAGGTGGTTATCGAGCGCGTCTGTTGCGAAAAGCATGGCGAGTATGAGCAGCGCAAGCGGATCCTGACCAGCAGCATCATCAATCTGCCATCACCGCCGACACGCTGCCCGGGCTGCCTGGAAGACGAACTGAATTTTCTGAGGGATGAAAAGGTTCGCTGGGATAAGCGAGTTCGCCAGCAAACTGCAGAAAGGCTGCTTCGCCAGCTGGACATACCAGAGCGATTCTCCACGTGCACTCTGGACAGCTACAAGCCTGTTGGGAAGGATTCTGAGCGAGCATTACGGGTCTGCCAGGCCTACGCATCGAAATGGACTGATCGCCTACAGCAGGGCGGTGGGTTGGTTATGTGTGGCAAGCCTGGCACCGGTAAAAACCACCTTGCGCTGGCCATTGCCCGCCATGTGATTGAGCACCACCAAAGCTCTGTCATTTTCACGACGGCGCTGAAGATTGCCCGGGAGTTTAAATCGACCTGGTCAAAAACAGCCACGCGCACTGAGGATGATGTGATCCGCTACTTCACGAAGCCAGACCTTCTCATTGTCGATGAGGTTGGTGTGCAGTTTGGCAGCGAAGCCGAGAAGATGATCATGTTTGAAATCATCAATACCCGCTACGAGCGCCTGAAGCCGACGATCCTGATCAGCAACCTGCCGAAGGATGAGTTGACGCAGTTTATCGGAGAGCGCGTCATCGACCGCATGAACGACGGCGGCGGCTGCACAATTTCGTTTACCTGGGGCAGCTATCGGGAGAACCGGTCATGACAGGCAAAGACGCAATTCTGAACTACCTGAAAACGCATAAAACCTGCAGCTCTCCAGATGTCGCCGCGGCTTCCGGGATGACGCATACCTGCATCAACCAGGCTGCAAATATCCTGGCAAAGCAGGGGGTACTGGTAGCTGAAGCTCGGGTGTGGCGGACGGTTTACTACCGGCTGGCCACTGAGGAAGAAATTGCAGGCAGAAAGAGCACCAATCAGATTTTCAACGAGTGTCGGCAAAGCCCGGCGATGAAGCGGGTACTGGCTGTTTACGGGAGGGCGCAGGCATGAAATTTATCAAATTAAGCCAAAGGGGAACGGTAGAGCGCCAGGGCAAATATGGCTGGGAGCCTGAAACAGTCTACGAGCCTGTATTTGTTGCCGCAGGTCACATCGTCAGCATGTTTTTCGCTGGCGTGACAATTCTGAAAATGACCTCCGGAGAACGCATTGACGTGAAAGAGACCCCGGAAGAAATCATCGCCATGCTTACCGAAGGAGCCTCCAAATGACAATCACACTACAGGCAGTAAACGAGCTCATCGCCTCCCTGGAGAGCGCAGGCGAGCTGTCGATCAGAGAGCAGAAGTTCCTGAAGCTGGCGAAAGAGTTTCGCATTTGCAGCGCTTCACTGGATGCCGCCATAAAAACCGGGAATATGCTGGCAGACCAAAATGCTCAGCTGGCTGCGGAGAATGTGGCGCTGAAGGACATCAACGCATGGTGCAAAACGGATGCATTCAAAAACATGTACCGGGAGTTTAAAACAGCAGAGGCGCTTGGATGCTCTGATTCGGATTGCATGCATGATGCAATGCTTGTCGCAATTATGCATGCGCCTGCAACCCCCGCCACCGATCGCATCGTAGCCGGGATTAAGGCTGATGGGGTGGAGGAGTTTGCGGCAAAACTTCGAATTCCTGGTGATGACCAGTTTTTTGACGCTTTGGCGAAAGGGGTTGCACTTGCTGCTGACGCCTTCGCCAAGCAACTGCGCGAGGGGGCCAAATGAGCAAGGTAAACCACAGCATCGCCGCAAAGCCAATTAATAAAGAAATGATTGAAACCTACCTTCATTTTGACGGTTTGGATTTTTACTGGAAGGAAAGACCGCTTCACATGTTCAAAAGTGAGGCATCTTGCATTTCATGGAATAAACGATTTGCTGGCAAAAAGGCAAGCCACACATCCTGTAAAGGCTATCAGGAAATACGCTTGCTTGGGTCAGTATATAAAGCGCATCGCTTTGTCTGGTGCATGCATAACGGCGACATACCCAAGGAAATGTCTATTGATCATATCAACCATGACCGATCTGACAACCGTATAGAAAACCTCCGTTTAGTCACTCAGGCTGAAAATAAGAGAAACGCAACAGTCAGAAAAGACAACTCTTCGCATGCAGTGGGAGTTCATTTCAGAAGGGACATTCGGAAGTGGACCGCATACATCTTCGATGGGGAAAAGAAAAAGCATTTAGGCACCTTTCTAGAAAGGAAAGACGCAGAGTCAGCGAGGCTTAATGCAGAAAAACAACTTGGGTTTCATCCCAATCATGGGAAAGCTAAATGCGAGGCTCATTATGACAACTGATATCACCGAACTGGCGCAGAGCCTGAAAGCGGCAGCAGGGAAAGCGACTCCGGGTAACTGGAGGGCATTTCAATATCACGATGGTCGCTGTGGGGTTGGCGGAGGAAATCACGATGAAATTATGGTTTGTGAACACATAAGTAAAAAGCGACCACATGACGCTTTATTCATCGCTATGGCTAACCCTACCAACGTCACCGCGCTGGTAGAGGCGCTGGAGAAGGCGCAGCGCGCCAACGGACACCTTCGCGAGCAGTCTGCTGAGTGGGAACGAAAGGCTATCAGCAACTTTGAGGAGTGCGCGAAGTTGAGTCAGCGAGTTGAAGAACTGGAGTCCCGCACCGTCACTGTAGAAAACCTGCAGGAGAGCGCCTACAGAGCTGGCTTAACTGCTGGCTGGAATCTTGGGCTGGCTAATAACAACGACGGTTTCAATAAATGCCTGGCTGCTCATGCCGCTGGCATCAAGGTGGAGGATGAGTGATGTTCAAAATCGAAAGTTCCGAACAACGCCTCAAGCGGGTTCTCACAGAAAACGCCGGTAAATTCACCATCGACGAAGACGGCGGAATCCATACCAACTGGCAGCATCCCGAAGTACAGGCAACTATGCGCAGGCACTTTGAGGCGCTCAGCAAAATTAAGGTGGACCGGAAATGAGCGAATTTTCACGAGAAACACTACTCAACATTATCGAGACTGACCATGTGCAATGCGGTGAGGCTTCGGCATTGGCCCGCATGGCGCTGGCCGCAATGGACGGCGAGTCTTGGTGTTTGCCTCTCGACTACTTACAGGGACACAAAGACGGTCTGGAGTGGGCCGCTCGACTGGCAGAAGCCAATCACCCTGAAACCGGAGACTGGTTTTACGATGACCCTATCGAACTGGCAAAAGCCATTCGCAAAGGTCCAGATATGCCGCCAGCGCAGCCGGTAGCGGACAGCGAGCCGGTGATTGTTGTTGGCGATGATGGAGGGGATGCGCTTTCTTATCGCCGCCTTATCCAGTCCTTTGAGCCTGGCACTAAGCTCTATCGCCACGCGCAGACAGCGCCGGCAGTGCCTGGTAAATGGATTCCGGTAAGCGAGCGGATGCCGGAAGACCGCAAGCAGGTAATCCTATGGGATGCTGAAATTGGAGAAGTAACAAGCGGTCACTACAGTCATAAAAAACATACTTTTTATCATTGCGGCGATGCCATCGAGAACGAGATAACCCACTGGATGCCGACGCCAGCCGCCCCGCAGGAGGTGATACATGGCTGAGTTACGCGCAGGTTGTCAGGCGATGATTATTGGTGGCTTCTACCGTACCAATGACGGGAAGGCTGTACTGGTTGCAGGCTTTGTGCCGAATGGCTCCCGGTTTACCTGGAATGGAGAGGTGTACGCCGAGCCGGTGCCTATGGGAGATGCATGGTTGGTATCAGGCGACTTGGTGGCGCGAGATGGCTCTACTGGAGAGGCGAAAAGGATGGATTTCGCGCTGATGCCAGCAAAATACCTGATGCCAATAGACGGCGACGACTTCAGCAATGAAGACCAGCGCCAGAAGGAGCGGGAGCATGCCTAAATCCCCCGCAGAACGTAAATCCTCCAGTTGAAATCAAACCCCTCTCCTGAGGGGTTTATCGTATATGCTCATTTTGCTTTTATCCCCGGGAAGGGCGATAATTACCTCGTCAGCCTGAGCAACTGACACGATTATCCGGCGCCAAGTGGGGACACATGGCGCACAAAACCTTACAGCAATCCCTGTCACCGATGGCGAAGGCCACCGGCGATCTTCTGCATTCAGCGTTTGACCTCTGCGGAGGTGAAGCGTGAAGCAACAATTCTGCCTTATCAACGACAATGTTAAGCGTAACGTCGTCAACTTCATCCAGTCTCTGCCCGTCGACCACCGATCGCCGCTGATTATCGAGGCGCGCGAAGAAAGCCGCACCGACAAACAGAATCGCCTTATGTGGCCACTTTTGAAAGACCTGAGCGATCAGGTGATCTGGCACGGCGAAAAGCTGGAGCCTGAGGAGTGGAAAGACCTCATCACTGTGCTGGTCAGCCAGATGCAAAACCCGGAGCGTGAACAGAAATCCGCCCCGGGCATCAATGGCGGCCGTGTCTACTTCGGCGTTCGTACCTCTCAATCCAGCAAGCGCTACATGGTCGAGGTGATCGAGGCGATCTACTGGTTCGGCACCGAGCACAATGTGAAGTTCAGCGAGAAGTCCAGCAGTCGGATTGCATGGGCCCATGAGTGGAGGGCTTCGCATGCACAGTCTGCTCGCTAAGGTCATGGATCGCGGCATCTTCCGCGTGCCTGCGCGCCGCAAGCGCAAGGTAGAAGTTAAGCCTTCCGATATCCCAACCCTGAAAGACTACACCGCTCGCCTGGTCGATAAGAAGTGGCTACGCCTGAGAGCAAGGAGGCCACATGCGTAAACCAGCACGCCGTAAATGCGCCCACTGCCGCGAATGGTTCCATCCTGCCCGGGAAGGGCAGGTGGTATGCAGTTTTGAATGCGCCAGCGCGATCGGCAAAAAACAGACAGCAAAAGCTCGGGAAGCAGCGAAGGCCAGGGCGGTGAAGCGCCGGCGCGAATCCGAGAAAGAGGGGCGCCAGCGTCGCCGAGCTAAGCGTGAGTCATTCAAGACAAAGGCCCAGTGGGATAAAGAGGCTCAGTCTGCCTTTAACCGGTACATTCGCATTCGTGACGAAGGTAAGTCCTGCGTCAGCTGCGGAAGCCCGCTTATCGGCAAGAGCAACTACCTGACCGGCAGCGCCATTGATGCCAGCCATTACCGTTCCCGCGGTGCAGCGTCTCACCTGAAGTTCAACGTGTTCAATGTCCACTCCGCCTGCACCCGCTGCAACCGACAGTTGAGCGGCAACGCCGTTGAGTACCGCATTCACCTGATTGAACGTATTGGCCTGGACCGCGTAGAGCTCCTTGAGGCTGATAACGAGCCGCGGCGGTTCGATATTCCCTACCTGCAGCGCATCAAATCCATATTCACCCGCAGAGCCCGCGCGCTGGAGAAGCGCCGCGCCCGCCATCAGGAGGCCGCATGAGCCGTGACGTTATCGAACGCATCCGCGACCGCTGGCAAAAGCTCCGCCTCCTGCGTGGTCGCGGCACCGTACTGGTTGACTACCGCATACTGAGAAATTTCGTTCGCATCTATCAGACCCTGGGAGAGACAGCATGATTAATACCCAATACCTCCAGTACGTTCGCCAGCAGCTGATAGTGGCCACCGCCGATCTGAGCGGTGCGACGAAAGGGCAACTGGTGGCGTTCGCAGAAAACGCGCAATTCACTGCTACGGCGCGCAGCCGGGGAAGGAAAAAGGTATATAGCGAGGTGAAGCAAAAAATGGTTAACCCGGACGGCCCGCCGATGAGTGGCAGCCAGTCACGTGCTAAGGGTTCATCAATCGCTCTCGTTCTTCCCGTTGAGTATTCGACGGCAAGTTGGCGCCGGGCTCTGCTGTCGCTGGAAGAGCATCAGAAAGCCTGGCTGCTGTGGAATTACAGCGACAATATCCGCTGGGAGCACCAGGAGACGATCACCCGGTGGGCATGGGAGCAATTCAGCGAGAAGCTGGCCGGCGCGCGCATTGCAAAGAAAACAGTCGATCGCCTTCGTCAACTTATCTGGCTGGCCGCTCAAAATACAAAGCAGGAAATAACCGGTAGAGGGCATCACTACTCTCCCGCCGCGATGGTGGGGATAAAGCCAGATAACTGGTGCCACAATTATTCAGATTACTGGCAGGTCATGATGGGCATCTACCAGGAACTTGATAGTCAGGCGTTACTCTCTGTTTCTCGATCACGTTCACAACAAAAAGCGACTTTTTCGCAGCAGGGTCTTGCAAAAGTCAATTAAATGCGTCATATTTGAGTCTACTTTGATATGCTGCCTTAACTTTAAGTGGCGGCATGATGAACAAAAAGCCCTGGCGGAAGCGTCGGGGCTTTGTCGTTTCAGGGTCAGAAGCACAGCGGTTGTGCGTTCGGCTGTTAACCGAATGGTCGAAGGTTCGAATCCTTCCTGTCCCGCCAGATAATGGCCTGACCTGATGACGGGCTCATAATCCAATCCATCAGGGCGTTGTTGGCGCAACGCAACAGGCCGCCATATCCCTCTACCTTGGGACCATTACGGCTACCGCGCCGTCACTTTTACCCTTGGTATTTCTTCCCGCCTTGAGCGGGTTTTTTTATTGAGCATGCCCAGGCCCTCGGGAATCATCCCCGACGTGCTTTGTTGATAAATCAGCCCGCAGGGTCTGGGCCTCTTTTCCCCTTTACGCACAGCGCCATCCGTCATTAACGGAGGTGAGGCTTATGCGAATGCCCTACAAACAAGATTTCATCGCCGCTCTGCTGGCAGCTAAGGAGCAGGGTATCGGCGCAATACTGGCTTTCATCATGGCGTATTTGCGGGGCCGCTATAACGGTGGCGCTATGGCGAAAACGCTGATCGATGCGGTCATGTGCGCGATGATCGCCTGGTTCGTCCGTGACCTTCTCGACTTCATTGGCCTGAGCAGCAATCTCGCTTACATAGCCAGTGTCTTCATTGGCTATATCGGTACTGACTCAATCGGCAACCTGATTAAGAAGGTCGCCGCCAGAAAAGCAGGGGCTGATGATGCTGGAACTCAATAAGCAGCGCAGGGCATTTCTGGATATGCTCGCCTGGTCAGAGGGTACTGACAAGCCGGGTCAGCCGACAAAGAACCATGGCTATGACGTAATTGTCGGCGGATCGCTATTCAGCAATTACGCCGACCATCCCCGCAAGCTGGTGAGCCTGCCTAAGCTGGGTATCAAATCAACAGCAGCAGGGCGCTACCAGCTTCTCGCCAAATGGTGGGACGCATACCGTAAACAACTTGGACTGAAAGACTTCTCCCCGGCTTCACAGGACCAGGTGGCACTGCAGCAAATCAAAGAACGTGGTGCGCTACCGCTCATCGATAACGGGCAGATTCGGCAAGCTATCGATCGTTGCAGCAATATCTGGGCGTCATTGCCCGGGGCAGGCTATGGCCAGTTTGAGCATAAGGCCGATAACCTGATCGCAAAATTCAAATCCGCTGGCGGCGTTGTAGCCGAAGTACAACCATGAACCGGCTAATCGCAGTTATCAGCGCCATTGTGATCTGCCTGATAGTCAGCCTCGGCTGGCTGGCCAGTCACTACCACGACAATGCCACCGAGTACAAAAGGCAGCGCGATAAAGTGACTGAGCAACTCAGCCTGGCGAAAGACACCATCGCTGACATGCAGACCCGCCAGAGAGACGTCGCAGAGATCGATGCCAAATACACGAAGGAATTAGCCGATGAAAAAGCTAAAAATGATGCTCTGCAGCGCAAGCTTGATAATGGTGGTCGGGTGCTCGTCAAAGGCAAGTGTCCAGTGTCAGCCGCAACCCAAACCGCCGGCGCCGCCAGCATGGGCGATGATGCCACCGTCGAACTCTCTGCAGTTGCTGGACGAAACGTTCTCGGTATCCGATCCGGAATCATCAGCGACCAAACATCCCTGAGGGCTGCGCAGGAATACATCACCACGCAGTGCCTGAAGTAAGGCATTACAGAGCCACTTCCAGAGGTGGCTCAATAATGTCACAACGAGGTGAGTCATATGCGCACTACTGGAATCCTAATGGCGGAAATTACGCTTCGCCCATACATGAAGCCGCTGCTCATCCTTTCAGTGCTTTTGCGCTGGGGCTGGCTCACTAAGAAGTGTATCCGGATTGGCCCTGTGATTGGCAAGCAGGAGTAATTATAAAGTTCTGCAAATGGTGCATTAAAAGCGCCATTGACAGAGTTTTATGTAAGTTTCTAGGGTAATGGTTGTCGCTATTCCCCGGTAATATATTTCAGAATCCAGCAGGAAATTCTGATATGGATAAAAGGTTGATTAATCATTACATCGTGAATATCTATCCGGTGTCAGATGGCTCACAGTCCCTCTGTATATCCATTACCACCCCCGTTAAGCCAATAATTGAACATGGGTTCATTCATTGTCACTTTGACGACGATGGAGTGGATAAGCGAGAAGGATTCAGCCTCAAAGAAATCTCTCGTTACACCATCATCACGGTAATGAAGGAATAGATAAATGGCAAATCTCACCGACAAACAAGAGTCAGTTGACTGGTCAAAAGTTCATGTCCGGATGAGAGAGTGGCAGGAAGATCTTGATAAAAATATGACCAACGAAAAATTCATTGATTTGTATATTGGGAGATTCTCTCCTCAACCTTCAATGAAACAGGATGAGCGCTTAAGAAAGTAATTTAGGGTAGGCCAACCAGCCTAGAGGATTGTTCTGCATGACTGAAAATGACAATCGCAGACCATACCCTCCCGTCAACTTTACTGGCGAAAACTGGCTGCCATATACCCGTCTGATCCCTGCTACCGAAATCGGAGAATGGGTAAATCAGAACATCCTCTCCGAAGAGGGCCGAATCCATAACCCTGACCATGCACACTTGGTCGATGCTGATGTCGCGTTCATGTGGGCCTCTGGCTCATTCTCCAAAAGCGGCCGCATTGTGCTGGGTCAGTGTGAGCAGGTAATGATGCTCGCCGGCGGCTGGCAGAAATCCCGCATGGAACAGCAGATGCATGAATGGTTCGGTCGCATACCGAAGTTCATCATCACCCTGGCTGCTGACTACTGTGAGCAATGCAACGATCTGGAGTTCTGCGCACTGGTTGAGCATGAGCTTTACCACATCGCCCAGGCTACCGATGACTATGGC